GGTATGAGCGCGGGCTGGGCAGGCTGGGCGCTGCTGTCGTGGATGCTGACAGCCGTGTGGCTGTCGGCGTTCGTCGGTCTGATTGTGATCAGCGTGCGGGCACTGCGAACCTGGATTCGACGCGGCTAGCCTCCTACCCTGGCCGTGGTCGGCGATGCGACCCTGTCATCCTCATTCCCTCCGAGGTTGGCGGGGTCGTTTCGCGTGCCGGCACGAAAACAGAATCCGAAAAAAATCTGACCTGCGGAAACGCTGCGGGTCGACGCGTGGTGACCTGCGGAAACGCCATCTGGTCGGGGTGGGGGGCTTGACAGCCGTGGGATAATGGATGCATGGCAAGTCGGAGCTAGTGGAGGCCGGCAGGGCCAGCGATGCTACTTGACAACTGAATAGAGAACCTAACCAACCAGGGCGGGGGCAACCAGCTCCCGCCCATACCGAGAGGGTAGGAACATGAGCAAGTGGATTCTGACATACGCTGATGGCCGACACTGGCACGCATGCCCGAAGGGGATGTGGGACCAGGTCGGCAACGACGACGACAGTGTCACGTTTGCACACGGGTTCGCATACAGCGTAACCCTAGGCCGACTGTTCATTGACGACCATGAGTCAAGGGATCTTCCCTACGGCATCGTGGTCGCCGAGAACAAGCGCACCTACACGCTGCTGATGACGGCGGACGACATTCGAGAGGTGTATTCGGATGCCAGCCACTACGTCGACAGCATGGGGGAGTGGCTGGAAGATGACGATACGGGCTACGCCCGCAGCGTGATCCAGGCCGCGGGTCGTGTGGTCGAGGCGCTGCGGAAGCAGGTACCTGATGTCCTGGTCTGAGTCGACACAGGGGATGCACTACTGCGACCTGTACGACGACGACAGCGACCTGATGCCCTGCGAGCGGTGCCACGACTGTGGCGCTCGCAAGCAGGCGCAGAACGACAGGTACTGCACAGCCTGCAGGTAGGGGAGTAGCGATGGTGGCCGGTCCTTGGGGCCGGCCATTGTCGCGTCTACGCTCAAGTGTCGCCCCCGTGTCAGCATCTGTCGCACGGGCGTGCTATCATTATGTCAACATCTACGAAAGGGTGAGTGATGGAAACGGAAACGGTAAAACAGACCAAGACGGACGGCCCACAGGTGGGCGACATCTTGGTGTCGAGCTGGGGCTACGACCAGACGGGCATAGACTTTTGGCGCGTGGTCGGGCTGACACCATCAGGCAAGTCGGCGCGCATCGTGCCGGTGGCGCAGCGGGTGGTGGACTACTCCAAGGGTATCGAGCGCGTGGTGCCTGGTGATGGTGTGCAGCGTCTGCGTGGGGATCAGGGGCCGACTACGTCGCTGCTCCGCCAGTACGGCATCATTGAGTGGTGCGTGGGCGTGCCGCGTGGCTACAAGAACAACACGGCGCGGCTGTGGGATGGCGAGCCGGTCTACCAGACCGCTGCGGGATGGGGGCACTGATGCCTGAGTACCGAGTTGAGGTCATCGCCGACAACAGTGGCGAGTGGTGCGGCAACGCGCTCAGGTTCGACACGGCTGACGAGGCGCGGGCCTACGCTCTGGACCTGTCGTCCAGGTGGATGCTGGTACGGGCGTCGTCGGTGGTGGATGCCGACGGCGAGGGCCGCGTGGTGGTCACCGATTATCGTGGTGACGGCTGATGAGCGTTCATGTGGTGACCAACACCCGAGGGCACCGTCGGTACACAGAGGCCCTGACAGGCCGTTGCACGATCTGTGACCTGCCTACCGCTACCGAGTGCGCGTGTGGGCGGTGCCTGGACATGGAGCCGTGGCCGTCCGACGGTGTCATCGCTGAGCTGTTGTTCGATGAGCATTCGGAGATCACACGAATGCGTGACGGTGAACGCGAGGACGCTGAGGCAGAGCGTCGACGTTCCGATGGGGGCTGGTGATGTTGGACAGGCGGAACGCTGGCCGGCGTGTGCGGCTGGAAGCCGCGGGTGATGACGACATGGCGTTGCCCAGCGGAGCGGAGGGCACTGTGCGGTACTACCGCTGGACGCAGACCGCTGTCGGCATCCTGGCTGTCGACTGGGATGATGGTTCCACGCTCTCGCTGATCGAGGGCTACGACGCTTGGACTCTGTTGTGAGCGTGGATCCGCGGCGCGTGCGGGAGCTGTTGAGGGTGATTCTGGAACGGCCTGACTGGATGCGTCGGGCGCATTGCCTGGGTGTCGACACCAACCTGTTCTTCCCTGAGCGAGGTGAGCCGACGGCGTATGCGTTGTCGATCTGCTCCGAGTGCGATGTGCGGTTGCAGTGTTTGGCGTTTGCTATTTCGGGGGCGGAGCGTGAGGGAATCTTTGGCGGTACTTCGGCGCGTGCCCGCCGGCGGTTGCGTGTGCCTGTCAAGGCGGCGTTGGCTGAGGGGCGGTTGTATGACATTGCGTGATGTTGACGAGCCTGCCGAGTTTCTGCGGCGGTTGGTTGCCCGACCTGAGTGGATGGCTGGTGCGGCGTGTGTCGGCGATGAGCGCCTGTTCGGTTCTGATGACGCGTCGTCGGCAGCGATTTTCGCTTGTGAGATGTGTCCCCTGATTCGTCGTTGTTTGCGCCACGCTGTGGCCCTCAGGTTGCCCCACGGGGTGTGGGGTGGCATGTCGCCGACTCAGCGTCGGCGCGTAAGGGCAGCCGTGTTGCAATCTGTGAAGAAGAGGAGGCAGTTGTAATGGCTAAGTTGAAGAAGCGCATACGGGAGGTGGGGGCGACATGACTCAGGTAGCGGACTGGGTGGAGCTGACAGCGTCGTGCGGTCGATGCGACCGGCGGGACAGTGTCAGCGTGCCGACGGTGAAGTACGCCGAGTGGAGGGGCGGTGGTGCCTTCGGGGTGGTGTTCTCCAACCTGTCGCCCCAACAGCGCGACATCCTGATCGGGTCGGATACGACGAGGCCGTTCCCGTACTACCTGTGCGCGATGTGTTGGGACAAGACGTTTGAAGGGGAGGAAGAATGATTGTCATCGTGGGGTTTGCCGGCATGCTGTTCGGTGCTGTTGTCGGTTGTGCGGTGCGCGACATCGTCGCGTATCGTCGCCCGTTTAGACGCAAGATGCGAGCACTCGACAGGTACTGGCGGTCGTGGCCTGCGATGTTGGCTGACCTGGACGACGTTTCGTCGTCCTGATCGTTGCCAGTGGGACAGCATCGGCAGTAAGGTAGGGGTAATGCGATATGATCCGATTGTTCCCCCGTTCACCTTTTACTACCCTTTCAGGTGGGCGGGGGAACTCCCGAAAAGGGAGAAGAGAATGAGTGACGATTTTCCAAACCTGAGGGTGCTTTCATCCGAGGGTGCGCCGCCGCAGGAGCGGGTGGTTGACTGCCTGTTTGAGATTGGGCGCACGTTTGCGTCGCTCCATGACCAGTTTGAGCGCCTGTTCGTGGCGTACTCGGACGCTGTGCATGGCACTCCTGTCGATGAGTGACGGCCACCTGTTTCTGCCGGCGTTTGACGAGCTGCAACAGACCCTGGTGAGGCTCAAGCCTCGGGATCGGATGCGGATGAGAACGATGTTGGAACGCGACCTACAGGCGTTGCGGTCGGAGCTGTCTGATGCCCGCGAGGACGACATCGCAGGGCTGGTGAACGGGGGTACCCACAGTCAGGCTGAGGTCGGACGCTGGGCCGGTGTGAGCCGGTCCCGCGTCGCTAAGATTCTGCGTGCACGCGAGAAGAGGTTGCGCGCGAATGGTTCTATCTGATATAGATGTATCTGATGATGGCGCCCCAGCGCCATCTTCTGATATCAGATGGCGGGGATTCCTTGAAGCGTGTACGTTGTCGCATCCGATTCGACGAGTCCCTCTTCGGTCCACTCGTCGAACAGGGATGCCAGTCGGCGCTGGATCTCCACGCATTTGGTCTCTGATTCCACTCGGAGGGTGACGGTGAACTCTACGGATGCTGCCATGCGGCCATCATAGGTCACCCACGACTGTCACACCCTTCGTCTAACCTGTAGGCATGATCGAACACAGATTCCGACAGTCCTGGTTGAACTCGTTTCTGGATTGCCCTGAGAAGGCCCGCACCATCCGCAACGGAACCGCCATCGATGTGGCCGGCAGCAAGGCGGTGCGAGGCACCGCCGTGCATGCCGCTATCGAATCGGCGTTGCTGGCCCGCATGGACGGCAACGAGTTGGCCGTGGACGATGTCTTGGAGGTGTTCCACTGGTCGTGGGACAGCCTCGTCGACACCATCGGGAAGTGGAACAAGGGAGCTGAGACCCCTGAGGCGACCGTCCCGCTCGCCGAGACCATGGTCAGGGTGTGGCACGCCGAGGTGTTCCCCTACCTGAACCCTGAGGGTGTCGAACGGTCGTTCGAGTTTGTCCTCTACGAGGACGAGGGCCGTCGCATCATCCTGCATGGGACACGCGACCTCGACGAGGAGTATCTGACCTGGGATTGGAAGACCGGCCAGCATGATCCTGCGTGGGAGGTTCGACGCAACGACATCCAGTCGATGGTGTACACGCTGGCTCGGGGCCATGAGCGTGGCGACCTGGAGTCGCCGCAGCCGTTCCGCTACTGCTACCTGACCGACGGCTCGGTCGAGATTATCGATGTGACGCGCACTGCTCAGGACTGGGCTGCGCTGGTTCCGATGTGCAACTCGATTGCCGACCTGATCGAGGCGAAACTTCCGTCGTGGCCGATGCGCTACGATGGGTGGAAATGTTCCGACGACTGGTGTCCCAACTGGGCTGCATGTCGTGGGCAATACTTGGGTGTCGGCTCTAAGCCGGCCAACTGGTGACAACAACAACAATCCCGAAAGGGGAAAATAATGAATGACAGAGAACGGGCGATCATCGCTCAGGTGGCCGCTAAGGCTGCTGCGGAGATGTGCCACGGCATGGGCAGGGACGGCATGACCGACTACCTTGCCTGCTCGGAAATGGTGTTCAGCGACATCCTCGACAAGATCGGCGACGAACCGGCCGATGTGCCTGCTGCTGCGGCTGCGCCTGTGATGCCTCCTACTTTGAGTCCTGTCGCTCAGGCGCAGGCAGCGTTCCCTGGGGCCGAGGTCACCTCGGCCGCTGCTCCTGCCTCACCGCCGCCGCCTGCTGCTGCGGCGAAGCCGCCTGGGGGTGCTCGCAAGAAGAAGATGCTCGACGCCAACGGGTTCGTCACCGACGACAAGCAGGCAGCGTGGAACGTAGCGTTTCTGTGCGCCGGTCAGAAGACCGCCGACGGCAAGGTTGTCGTGTTCGACAACCAGCGCAAGAAAGCGTCGGGCGAGTGGAAGCCCAACGCAGCAGACTTCAACATCACAGAGGCGGGTGCCGCTATGTACGGATTGGGCAACAAGCGGATCGGCTTGTGGTTGTCGGATGCACCGACACACATCCAGGCCGGCGATGGTTCCATCCTTCCCTTCAACGTGGAGGACATGCACGCACGCTGCGGTGCGTAATGTCCGAGTTGCCCTCTCCCCTCTCCCCTGAGGAGATAGTTGCCCGATTGGAGGGGGTGTCCTCCGACCACGGCGGGGACACCCCCGACTACAAGTTCATCGAACCGACTGCTACGGCGTTCGATTCGTTCGTCGACTACGTTCGTAACGACGAGGGACGGTTCCTGCTCGGCTACCCCGAGGTTGACCTCAACATGCGGGGCCTGGCCCGCGGCGAAATGCTCCTCGTTGTGGGCCACTCGCACAACGGCAAGTCGCAGGTGTTGTACCAGGCCATAGTCAACGCCCTGTTGAACAGTGACGCCCACATTCTGATGTTCTCCCCTGATGAACCGCGTGAACTGGTCGCCCAGAAGTTGCATTGCATTGCCTACGGTCGCAACGGCGAAGAGTTGGAGCAGCAGATCAAGGACGGCAACGAAGCCGTGTTGGAAGAGGTTCGTTCGGCTGCACGCAACCTGTTTGATCGGATACTGATCAACGACGGGGCGTTGACGTTCACGCAGATGTCCGACACCCTCAAGGAGGCGCAGGACTACTGGGGTCGACACCCCAACTTCGCCATGGTCGACTACCTTGAACTGCAACCAGGGGAGTCGGACCACACAGGGGTGGTTGCCAAGGCGCAGGGGTTGAAGCGGTGGAGCAAGGAGGCTTCGATCCCGTTGGCGGTCGTGCATCAGGCGGGCCGAGGGTCTGGTGACCGGCACAAGCCAGCCATGATCACCGCCGGTAAGTACGGCGGTGAGCAGGAAGCTCTCGCTGTTCTCGGCGTGTACCGCAAACGCGACGACCCGTCGCTGACCTATGTGGAGAAGTGTTACCACTCGGTGTCTATCAATATTCGTGTCACGAAGAACAAGCGGCCACCGAACAAACTCGGCGACTTTGAATACTTTCTGTGTCCTCACACTGGTCAGATTCGCACCTATCGTGATGACGACATTCCTCCTGATGACAGGTACATGCGGTGAGCGACCGTGTCGCCATCGGCGACAAGTTCTGCCACCTGTTCCGAGGCAACGCTTTGGCGAAGGACACAGCCGACGGCGAGTTTCGACCGTGGCGCGGCGAGGATGGCACGCCGATGCCTGCCAGCGGCC